CTTCCATCTTCGGTAACAACTGCGAATAAATCGCATCTCTTTGCGCTAACTCTGCTTGCTGCTGCTCAATAGTCTTACGCTGTTGAGAGAGTTCTTGTGTTTTACGCGTATAATCTTGCTGACGAGAATATCCATTGACGAGTTCCTCTTGCGTGACTTCTACCTCTTGGCCATCTACTTTTACAGTAAATGTTTGAAGTTGCGGAGCTTCCTCTTCAACATCGGTTTGTTCTTCATCTAGTTCTTCATCTTCATCATCAAACTCTTCATCATCTTCTTCAAAATCTTCAGGTGATTCAAGTTCTTCTTCAAAGACTTCTTCTTGTGTTACTTCTTCTGTTTCTGTGACTGCATCCTCAACCTTATCCTCTTCAGGGGTTAAGAAACTTTCAAACATCGAAGTAGTAACTTCCTTATCAGTTTGTAAAGCAGTCGGTTTATCCGTTATTGCCATAATAAATACTCCTTATGTATTTAAGAGTATTTTAGCTTAATAATGTGTAAAAAGGGAAGGTTTAACCAATATTTCTAATTTTGTTTATATTAGCCTGTGTGAGTTTACCTTTCTCTGCAATGATACGAAGATGTCTTTCAACCTCTGGTAATAATAATAATGATCTGTGGATATCTTCTCTAGCATTAACATCATCTATTTCTCTTGAGTTTAACCAATGTGTAATGTATTCGTTTTTAAGATTTTCTATTGCTTCTTTAAAAACTTCTGAGGTTAATATTTGTTCAGCTTGTGCAGCTTTAACTACTTCTTCGTGTGATATTGCCATTAAAATAATCCTATAGGTTCTTCTTGTGATATTGAAAATGTGCCACCTGTTGGTTGTTGTAATCTAGCCAAACTAGACTCCAATTCTGATATCTTAGAAAGCAAGCCAGACAAGTCTTGTGTTTCTGGTTGCGGTATTCCAGCTAATGCGCTTTGTAATTGTTCTTGTGTAATAAACCCAGAAATATCTGGTGTTGTTGGCATTGGTATTCCAGCAATAGCAGCTTGGTTAGCAGCTATCTGTTGTTGTAATGTTGTTGGATCAAATTGTGGTATGCCACCTATTTGTTGTTGTAAACCGCTGATTTGCTGTTGTATTCCACTTGGGTCAAAACCAGGTCTACCTTGTAATTCTGCAATCTTCTGTTGCAACCCAGTTGGATCAAACATAGGTATATCACCTATAGATTGTTGTAGACCACTAATCTGTTCTTGTATTCCGCTAGGATCAAAACCAGGTCTTTGTTGCAGAGCTGTAATCTGTTCTTGCAAAGTTGATGGATTAAATCCAGGTCTTTGCTGTAGCGAGCTTATTTGTTCTTGTAGACCGCTTGGATCAAACTGTGGTATTGAACCTATTTGTTGTTCAAGACTACCAATCTGTTGTTGTAGTCCAGTAGGATCAAACTGGGGTCTAGTTTGTAGTTGGCTTATGTCTTGTTGTATAGACATAAAATCATCTCTAGTCGGCACTTGTTGTTCTAATATACCAAGTCTTTGTTGCAAGGTTGAAGGATCAAATGGTGTTATCTGTCCAATATTTTCTTGTAAACCAGCTATCTGTTGCTGCAATCCTGTAGGATTAAATCCTGGTCGTGTTTGCAATTCTGCTATTTGTTGCTGTAATTGTGTTGGATCGAATCCAGGTCTTTGTGCGATTTGTGTTATCTGCTCTTGTATTGCACCAGGGTCAAAACCTGGTCTTTGCTGTAAAGACGTAATTTGTTCCTGTAAAGCTGATGGGTCAAATACAGGCATAGGTCTTGATTCCAATGCAGATATTTGTTCTTGTATTGTTGTTGGATCGAAGGTTGGTACTTGTCCTAATATATCTGCTTTTAAAGCTTCGGGGTCTATTTGTGGTATTCCTAAAAGTCCTTGTAATCCTGTTCTAAATTCCTCTGGTAATTCTATTTGTGAAAAATCTATACCAGACAAATCTATATCTGATATATCAAATTCTGGAGTAGGAGGAGTTACAGGCGGTACAAATATTTGATCTCCTGTTACAGGTGGTAAAGTTATTGGAAATTGTATTTGTCCTCCACCAAATATATCCCGAAAAGGAGGTTGTTGAGGCGGAACTGGTATAGTTACACCGCCAATACCTGTACCTAAAAAATCTTGTATATCAGGCTCTTGAACTGGTGGTGTTTCTACTGGAGGTGTCACAACAGGAGCATTTAAATCTGCTTGTGTATAACCACCTGGTTGTTCTGGAGAATAACTTACGCCTGGTGCAATAACCTGTTCCATTGGCATACCTCCAGCTATGGAACGTGCATAGTCAAAACCAGAACGATATGTTGGATCTGTTGTCGGTTGTATTACAGGTAAATTTATTTGTGAAATATTTTTTGCTATATTAGGCGGTAATTTATTTTGTAAACCTGCTAAAGCTTCTAAATCAAATAATATTTCTGTATTGGGTATTCCTGTTGCCATATTAACCTGTTATTAACTTGTCTATTTTAGCGTCTAGTTTATCTAAACGATCTATAACCCTATCTATGCTTATTGCAAACTCTTCTTTAGTAACATAATTTTTTGCTACTTCCTCTCGGGTCTTATTCAGTAGTATATCAACTCTTTTTAACTCTGTCGCGTTGGTTCTAATGCTATGCACTATAGGAGCAAAAACTATAGTAATGATTATGTTCCAATACATCATCGGGTCCATGCTAATAACTCCAAATATGTGGCCTTGGGCGACCTTGTGAATCTTTGGATATGTCTAAATGTATAAACCTAGCACCACCTTTTTGATTGACTCCAATACCAGTAAAACCATAATTAGTAGCTTTAGATATAATCTCTAATGCCTGTTTACCTCTAACACCTATGTCAGCTGCTAAACCAACAGCGTGTGTGCCTGGTTTTGATTTGTTTATTTCTACAGGATGTTCAGCACACCTATAACCACTTGTTATCTTAAATGGGAAACCACAGTCAGTTCTAAGTGCTTGTAGTTTATCTATAAGCTCATGTTCTATTTTGTTTTCACCACAATGCTTACAAGCAAATTCTTCTAGTTTAAAGTTATCCCAACTCATCTAGCAACTCCTTTGGTTTTTTCAAATGTTCTAAGTCCGCCAAGTCCTAACATACCCATCAATACAGTCATTAACGATCCCATGTCAAAGGATGGTAATACAAAAGATATTCCAAATGCTGAGAGTGCGAAGATAATAATAGGCTGAAGCAAAAAGTGATAAAGCAAAGCAATACCGCAAGTCCAACCCACAAATGGCCGCCAGCCGCTAACAAATATAGACTTATGGCTAGCTTCAATTTTATTAATCTCCACTTGAGCCATATTTGCTTTATGTAATTCGGTTTTAAGTTCATGGTTTAGTTTGGCCTGCAAGTCCTTGTCAGGAATCATTTTGTTTACTATGTCACTTACTGGACCTATTAGCTTATCAATCATTTTTTATTTTTCTTTGTTTTCTTCTTTGGTGGTCTACCTACTTTACTTCCGTATGTTCCTTTTCCTTTTGGCATAATGTTTCCTCGTCTATTGTATATATCGATAGTTTTTGGCTTTTGCCTTTAACACTTATCGGTTTTAATAATTTTAACCTAAATTTACAATCTATGGCAGTAGAATAACCAATCAATATGTCTTTTCCTACTTCTTTGGTTGCAGACTCTAATCTTGCCGCTGTATTTACGCAGTCTCCAATAGCAGAGTAATCAAATCTAGTATCGCTACCCATGTTGCCTATAACAGCTTCACCAGTATTAATACCTATGCCTATATCTATACCTAAGTCCGCCTTCTTCATGTTTTCTTTTATTTCTATTGCCGCTTCTACTGCTTTACTTCTATGATCTTCTAAATCTATAGGTGCATTAAATATAGCCATCATTGCATCACCAATATACTTATCTACCATGCCACCATATTTTTGCACAGCGTCTGATTGTATTGTCAATGCCTTGTTCATAATCTCAGTTACTTCTTCTGGTTCTAATTTTTCTGACAAAGATGTAAAACCTCTAACATCTGTAAATAAAAATGTTGCTTCTTTTTTCTCACCACCAAGTTTTAACAAACTAGGATTGTCTTGTAATTGTTTTACTTGTCTTGGATCTAAATAATGTTCAAACTGTTTTTTAATTTGTTGACGCAATTTATATTGCTTTTTGTAGTTAATATAGAAGGCAATAGTAGAA